TTTCGATCCCAAAGGACCAACTTCTTCTGGAGCTTAGGCAGGCAGGCTTCTCGACCAGAGTCAAAAAGGGTAAAGGGATTAGCGAAGTAGAGTCCGCAGTTCTCGTGATTAGTAACAACAACCGGATTGACGAGATCGCGCCTGTTGTGTTCTCACCGGATCGTATCGTCACCTACAACTCTACCCGTATCCTCAACTGCGCTACACTAGAGGCAGTCGAGCCGGATTCTGATGGAGACCCGTCTAAGTGGCCTTTCCTACATAAATGGTTGAATCAGTTGTTCGTAAATAGCTCTGAGTATTCAGCCTTAGACTACTTTTATGCATGGATGCAGAGGTTCTACTCTGCGGTCTTGAATAAAGTCCCATTGCAGGGACAAGCTTTGCTGCTGGTCGGGCCGACAGGTCGCGGCAAGTCGTTGTTGAGTAATAAAGTCATTAGCGACCTTGTAGGGGGTTTTGCTGATGCGTCTGACTACTTGTCTGGTCAGACCAAGTTCAACAAAGACTTAGGTAAGGTAGCGTCTTGGGTCATTGACGATACTACCTCAGCAGCTAGCTTTCAGGATCAGAGACGCGCCACCGAACTACTCAAGAGAGCGGTAGCTAATCCGCGAGTCGAGTATATGGCCAAATACGCTGACGCTTTGTCGATCCCTTGGACGGGTCGAGTCACGATGTCATTGAACATGGACGCGAACTCTTTGTCAGTCATCCCTTCGCTCGATACCAGCAACCGTGATAAGCTCATGGCCCTGCTCATCAGCGAGAAGTCTACCAAGAAGTTCCCACCAAACGCAGAGGTAGAGGCTATCCTCCGAGACGAGCTTCCGTTCTTTGGTCGGTTCCTGTTGGATTGGCAAATGCCGGAAGGCGTGCGTGATGTCGGTCGATTCGGTGTAGCTTCTTACATCGATCCCACCATTGCGGATGCAGCCTACGACAACAGTAGCCGTAGTTCGATTGCCGAACTGGTTGAGTTCTTCTCCAAGCGGTGCCGTGAAGTCTATCCTGAAATGGAGATGTGGAGCGGAACACTGACTGAGTTTCAGGTTATGATTCACGACCTTAACAACGGTCGTGATGTTGGGTCATCACGTAATCTGGAGTTCTGCCGACGTGGCATGGTCACGCTGGAGGAAGCGAGTCGGGTCAATAAGAAGATCCGCCCGATCACCTCAGAAGGTCAAGGTGGTGGTAAGTTATGGAGCATTGACCTCGGCGAGAAATACGATATAGGTTACAGACCGGATGACCAACCAAGATCTGAAGATCAGGAGACAGGAACTCTGCGGTGAGTTCTGGATAGCTCTCCGCGAAGCTATTGAGAGCATTGGGGGTGATCCGTCCATTATAGACATATACATGGACGCACCCCTGTGCGAATTCGTGGAGCTAGTTGCTCCTAACGGGATAAGGCCAGTCTTCGATAAGACTGGTCATATCCATTACTTCAAGCCGCAGAAACCGGATGAAGAGCTACCGCCTGACAACGAACGGTTGAAATGAATCTGGCCGACGGGTCTTCTTAATCTCGATGTTGTATCCATCAGCCTTGAACCGGAATCCGTCAGCATCTACGTCGCCCTTCTTCGCGAATCTATTCTTGTGGATGATGGTCTTCTTGGGACACCAACCGCAGAGCCAAACCTTTTGCAAGTTCTCGTGGACGCGCATGAAGAAGTAAACGTCAGCCTGAAACTTGCTGAACTTTGTTTCGACGACCGAAGCATTATAATTCAACATCGGTCTCGATGTGCAACGCTTCGCTTTGACGTCAACCGTCAGACCGTCGAGTTCGTAGTCGTGAGTAAATGAATTACCGCCTACATAATCAAACTGAGGGTAAGTTTTCTCGAATGCGACCTCACCTAAGAAGCCCGTCATGTTACCTCTACCTTTAGTAAATGAGGTAGTAAGACGCCCGAGTTTTTCAGATCTTCGGTATGCTTCGGCGACGTCTTCCGGCGTTGGTTTGTAAAGTATGAATCGACTCATGATTTGCGCTTACGCGCTGATTTTAGAAGACGCTTCTTAGACCGATACTTAGCGGTCTTCTCTGCAATCTTCTTTGGCTGCTTGACGAATTGTTTGCCAGCACGCATGCCTTTGCGCTTCTTGCGGCTGGTGCGTGCGTATTCTTCGTCAGTCAAAGCTTCACGCGCAGCCTTCGGCAAATACCGCTCGCCTGTCTTCAAAGACGGCTTACCGGACTTGGTCCCCCACTTTTCGCGAGTCCATTTATTGAGGGATCTCTGTGGGGCTTTCTTACCCCTCCTATACCCTCCTCCAGCTTTCTTGTAGCGTGCCGCAAGTAGCTGCGCCTTGCGTGCTGACCATTGGCCAGCTCTACCACCTTTGGTTCCAGCCTTGATCTCTTTGAACAAACGCTTACGAAGAGCTGGCTTCGTGTAGGTTCCAGCTTCGTTGACGCGAGACTTAGACTTTTTCTTTGGCATTAATATTTAGATTTTTTGCGGGTAATCTTATTAACCCGCTTATTGGTTGTTGGCTTCATATGGCTGTAGCCTTTCTTTTTCATGGCAAGATGCTGCTCGTAGGTGTTAGCCTTGTAGCCTTTACCTGTCTTGTCATACATTGTGTGTGGTTTAAAATCTTTCATTTTAAGCGTTTAAGGATCCGTTCGTAGGCTGGAAAGAAGACTTCATCAATGCAACGAACACACGCTTCTTCCTCGAAGTTCTCGCAGAAAGATATTCCGGCGATGTGGAAGGAGGCGTGCAGCATTTCATGTCTGAGTGTGGGCAGTATTTCTTTTTCCGGTAGGTTTATGTTTAGGTAAATAGTCCGTCTGTCGTGAACGTATTGTCCGTAAGAATCATCAAGTTCAGTCGTTTTAATTTTGATTCGCTGACCAGCGACCATGACCGACTTTAGTGCTTTCACTTCTTCGATCTGTTTGCTCTCTTGCTTAGGACTCGTAGGTTTTTTCTGGAGTTGTTCTTTGGGTTACCGTCCTTGTGGTCAATGTCTTTGCCATCGATGGCCTTCTTACCTAAGATCTTCCGCATGCGGCGACGCGCACCATTCCGACTAGCCCGATTCTTTTTCTGCTCCGGCTTCTTGTGGTAGTCGTCGTATTCTTTGCGGTAGTTTCTCATTATTTAAAGTAATTGAAGATTCCAGTCGCGTAGATATCCGCGACAACTGCGGGTTTCTGACCGAGCAATACCCACTCTTTCGGGCTGCTGCCGAAGAAAGGTTCGCAGATAACAGCGGGTGGTTTTACCATAGTCACAAAATGTCCGCCGCGATCTTTACGCTCAATTGGTTTCACCCCGCGATCTTTCTGAGCAACGGACTTAGATTGGTGCGCCTTATGGATGCAAAGGGCCAGTCTCTTACCTTCCGCGCTGTGTGCGTAGTAAAGGTATTCGTAGCCTTCCGCCGAAGACGATGAGAAACTGTTAAAGTGTAGCTCGATGGCTACGTCTGCGTTGATTTTGTCAACCTCTTTGGACAACCAGCTCATCGCGCCGCTGTAGGACTCACATGGATAGTCGTCGATAATGGCGGAAGCAATGCCACGTTGCTTGAGCTGTTTCGCAAGTAGAGTAGCGACCTCTGAGTTGTAGATCCACTCGCTGATACCACCAACAGACCGTGCGCCTTTGTCACCGATACGGCTGTGTCCAATGCAGATAGCGACCTTCCCGATCTTCTTCGGTTTACGTTTTGCGGCCTTTCGCGATGCTTTGAAGGTAGCGATTAGCTCAAGTATCTTATCTAGTAATCTACTCATTTCCCTATGATGATTGCGCGACGGTAGCTGTAGTCACTGTGGAATTTCTGGCCTCTGCCTCCCAACTGGCCTTCCTTAAAATGGTAGACCTGCCCGTCAACCAGAGTTATTGTCGGAGGATCGTAGAGCGAGCTTCTGTTCAAATCGGAGTCGTTTTGAAAGACGCTCGATCCGCAGCTTGGCAGTAGGAGAACCGTCAGCAGCGAGATCGTCGATTTGGTCTTCCAGTTCATAAATGTAGCGTCTTCTTTTCCAGTTAAGCATAGCAACGTATGCTTTGATCAGCTCGGTGAGCAGCTTGATCACTTCTTCGCGTTGAACACGTTGAGAGCGAGCCAGTCGATCACCTTATAAGCCTTACCGATAATGGTATCATCCTTCGGTGTGGGGGTAAGGGCGGCAATAGCTGACGCGGCTGCAATGATGGCGGTGACAACTCCGAAAAGTTCTTCTTTGTTTTCTAGGATGTAGTTAATCATTTCTTTCGATTACGGAAGTTTTCAATAGCGGTAATAGCAGACAGGACGGCAATAATCAAGCCGAGAAAAGTCGAGATGAGTTTGATGCCCATGTCGAGATCCTCTGGCAAAGTTGACATGAACGCGATTGCGGATCCAACGATACCGGATACAGGGTGCGTGAGGTGTTGAAACATTACAGTTCTTCGGTAGGTTGAGGTTTTATAGATAAGAAGGTCTGATGAGTGAGTTCTTCAACTGATCCAGCATTAATCGGGCCTTCCAGCATCTGGTCATCGGATTCAGTGAACCGCCAGCAATCAATCGCGATGAGCTTACCGGAACCGTCGGTAGCGTCAGCGAGCTGCTCAACCGGAGGCAATCCGGTTAAAGTCGTGCCTTGCTTGTTTGGGTAACCACGAGTCTGGTCCACTCCAGCTACGAGAGCGGTATAGATGTCCGGTTGCACGACATAATACCGAAAGCCGGTATCGGCTCTCGACTGCTCTATTTCTGTGAGTGGTTGTTCTTCGTCCATTATTAAGGTTCTACAAATTCAAGTATGCCATCAAGTTCGTCGGACATCTCAAGGTCTTCTTCGACAGGTGGCTCCCAGTGTAACCGCTCAAGGTAACTCTCAAGGGTCAGCTCTTCGATGCCATCGCGGTCAAAGTCGTCAGTGTCGAGAATCAACGAACGCTTGATGCAGTAGAGTTTGTCCGTTGATGTCTCTGGGTCCAAGAAAAGGTCAGACCACAAGGCCAACCACCGTGTCGTCCCGTTGTCGTCTGGGAGTGACCGCGCAGTGTTACCAGCAGTCGTTAGTTGGTCATACGATTGCTCGTTGCTAAACCGGAAGAAGCGATGGGTTTCGTCTGTCATTAGTTGAGTGATTCAAGTGGTGGAAAGAAG